AAACGTGCAACATCGTTACCAGCACGTTCTCCAAATGCTAAAGCTCCTCCCCTAGGAACACCTAAGGCTAGACTTACAGTATCGGCTATTTGATTTCCAGTACCCCATCTTTGAGGATAACGATTATCATCACGTTGTATACCTCTTAGGATATAAGGAGGAGATGCATATCCGAACGGATCATATGATACATCTCGTACCTTTACAATATTATACACATCATCAATCGGAGAATCTTTAGTATACGTAGCAGCTAAACCTGATAATGATTTAGCATTATATGTTTCTCCATAACGATTTAATAAATGAAATCCTAATCTAGGAATATCAAAATCGTGTACTTGACCTTTTGGGCCTATAGGAAATTTACTTCCAGCACCTTGTTGTGTTTTACGTGACGATGTACCCCGGAAACTATGTGACGCATCATCTATAACAAATGCATCTGCAGATACTCTAGGAGTAAAATATGAAACAAATCCTTGATTAGTATAACCTGTTACCCGTGTCTGTACAGTTAAGTCGTTATTATAGGTATAGCTAGTCTTACGAGATGCTATATCACCAGCATCTTTAGCAAATCCTGGCTTATTACCGTACCAAGACAAATCTGATTTAAGGTTCATTAACGCCATTATTTGTTATAACTCCCTAACTTATTAAATGATTTATCCACTTGCACACTTGTATTAATTTCACGAATAACATTGGTACCAATTTGTATCGGAGCCGGAGTTTTCTGTCCTTCTGCTATTTGTGATAAAATTCTATTTTGTTCGCCCATTGCTGCCGCCGTTCCCGCTGCTGATGCTTGTTGCTGTTGAGCTGCCATTACAACTGGTTGAGTTCTTTGGGCCGCTCCAATTACGCCTGGCCCCATGGCGACTTCATCATTCTTCGTACCCTGGAATAAAGTACCTTCTCTAGGATTCATAACAATCGGGCCTCCATTAGCCGGCATTGCTAAGTCACCAGTCTTTTTAGATCCTAAAAATGCATATGCCGCTGCACCTGCTGCTAATGCAATTCCAGCTGCTACTCCCAATGTCATTGCAGACATACCAGTAATTTTTGCAACTGCTTCAGCAATTGCTATTAGCAAATTCCTAGCCATTATCAATCCTTGTTTAATCAACGACTGCTCAGCATTTTTATCCATTGCAGCTTTAATAGCCGCTAATGAGTTGATAGCCACTTGTTTAAGAAATATATATTGTTGTGCGGCTTTAATAGCTCCAATTGTCACTAACAATGTACCTAAGGTAGTTCCCCAAAATGATAGTTGTTCTCCGCCATTAACTAAAAAGTTATACATATCTTTTACGCCTTGCACGGCTGTTGTAATAGGCCATAACGCAGCTTTAATAATACCACCTAAAATATCAAATGCAGGCGTCAATACACCCATCACCGTACCAACCATTTCCGCTAATGGCGTCAATGCTAGCATCAATTGATTTTTTACCTTCTCCATTGAGGCTGCTGCTTTGTCTGTAGCTTGTTGATTTGCTAACCTCTCTTTTAATTCTGATGCGCTTAGTTTTTGTATCTCAGCTGCAGACATTCCTAAGTTAGCCATAGCCGCTTGCTGATCCTCTGTAAGGCTACCTAACTTCTCTTGAACAGCTAATGATTTAGTTAATTCATCAACTGTCATACCCGCCGCTGTCGCTGCAGCCTCCATAGCTAATGGACCTTGAGCTTGTAGTTCAGCTAAACTTCCGAATTGACTAACAACTTCTTTTGCCGCTCCTGCTATATCACCTTGCAATGCCAACTGTCGTGCAGTATCTAAATTAATTTCTTTACCGGTAAGTGCTTGATATTCAAATTGACTCGATAGACTAGTTTCTATATTTAATAAACTATCAGCTATCTTACCCATTTGCTGTAAATTCATTCCTAATTTAGCAGCTTCTACTGCGGCATTTGTTAATGCTGTTACATTACCGCCAAAATACTTAGCAACATTTTTAGCATTAGCTGAAATATCTTTCATTACAGCGCCAACGTTAACGCCGGCTTTAAATGCTTGAGCAGCTAATTCTTCTTGTGCATTAGCAGCATCTTGCGCAGATGCACCCATTAACATGAATTCGTTATTTACCAACGCCGCTTGTTTCGCGCCATATCCATATGCTTTACCCGTCTCAGATACCTTCATTGCAACATCTGCAGATAATGCGCCAACAATTCCTAATGCATTTATTGTCTCAGACTGTACATCTAATATATCTTGTTGCGTTGATAGTTGATTACCGAACGATGTCTGTGCCTGTCGTGCTGCATCTGCAATGCCACGTGCCTGACTAAATGCCACTCCAGTTTCTGTTGAGAACTTAGAAGCTTCAGCAGATAAAGCTTTAAATACTGCCAATAGTGCAGTTACTGCAATTATACCTACCGCAATAAAACCAGCCTTACCGCCATTTATTATAGAACTTTGTAATTTTTCACTTATTTTATCAAGTTTAAAAGCCTTTGAAATAAAATCTCCACCTGGCAGATTTCCTACGAAATCGGTAATACCTTTTTGCATTTTATCTAAACTATTAGCAGCTGCTGAAAATCCTTCTTTTACAATAGGATTATTAGCCATTTTTTGTTGAGTTTGTAGTATACCTAGCATACTATAAGCTTCTTTGTCTGTTATTGCTCCTAATTTACGTGCTTCTACAATCCTAGCCTTGTCCGTTTCATATGTTTCCTCGGTCATGTCACGCACACGTGATAATATCGATTTCATGTCATAAGCTAGATCTATACTATCTTTTTCTGCCTTATCTCTTTTCTTTTTTAAATCTGTTAATTCCTGCTCTTGCTTAATTCTCGCCTGTGTAACTTTAGACTCTTCACGCATTATCTCAACTTGAGATTCTAACTCATCAGCGTTTTTTATATTGCCTTGAAGAATATTTTCTTGCAACTCAACTAATTTTTCTTGCTCAATGTTTAGCGCTCTAGCTAACATCTGAGCTTCTTTCATTAGCTCGATCTGTTCTTTTGTTATTGCCATGGCTTACTTACAATTGGGATGATCTGGATGTTTTTTACATAAACGATCTAACATATTTTCAACTGTCTTATAATTCTGTGCTAAACTAGCCATTCCGGCGGCGAATTCTGGGTCGTCTTTTTTCATACGTTCTAGTTCTTTCATAGACTTACGGAAATTAGATCCTAGAAAAAATTTAGCAATCGCACTAATTAACCCTTCATTGAGATTAATTTGGTTTAAAGCTTTATGTTCAAATTTATTAGTTGGCATAGTATTACTCTTTATAATAAATATCAAGCTAGTAAAAAAGCTCCGAATGGAGCCTTTTACATTATCTTCTACTTTTAGATTTTGATTTAGATTCTCTCATGGCTTTATCATGAGCTTTCTTTTCATCATCAAAATGCTTTTGTAATCTTCTTATATAGAAATGCCGTATAAATACTGGCATGTTACAAACATCTGAATAAGTAAATCCCCCTTTGCCGAAAAATACTAAATCAAATATTTGTTCTTGCAACATTACTTTATATTTGGCTGTCAGGCCAAAAAAAGTCCAATCCGATGGCAAACGTACTACGAAAGTTATCTCCGGTCACCTCATCGACCAAATCTATATTTAAATCAATATCAGGCATTAATGTAGATACAAAATTACGAATGGCGCGGCTATCAATTGCTAATAACTCATTATCAACAAATTTACGAATAAATGCAGAATCGCGATTATCATCAATTGATGTTATCGTGTATTTTAATCTAGTAGTTAATGGAGCTTCCTTTTTAACTTTAGCTAATCCAGACAATTCCGCATCGATTTTTTTATTATCCGATTGTGTTAATAATTTAACAGTAATTTTATGTTTAGTAGCAGGTAATTCAAACTCAAATTCAGATTTGCCTTTTGAATGAATAGACCAATCAATTTCTTTATCTGATAATTGAGTTAAATCTACTTCAACACGTTGTTTATTTCCTGAAGGAGCGATTACATCTGTTTCATACTTAGCACCGTACCCTAATACACGAGCCGCGACCATCACAGCATTTTTATCTCCAATCAATAAATCTCCATATTCGAATGGTGTTACAATAAGAGCTTGGAATAATTTATCTAACACTACCCCTTGCTTGATATAACTTTGATTAGTAAGTATATCCTCTTCTTTAGCAGTCATATACTTCATTTCAATCTTACCGGATGATAATGGATGACCTTCTGGGTATGGAATTCCTTTACTTGGTAATTCTACAATCTCCGTAGGCCCTGTATATGTACTAGTCGGTGCGCTAGGTGCTTGGGTTTGATAATTTGCTGTTGCTAATGCTTTTAATTGGGCGTCGGATAATGGCCCGCCCTTGTACTCGTCGTTAACTGTTGGCATATTGTTTCCTTATAACTTTAATTTTATATAAATATATGAACAGTAAAAAAGCCTTTGTTTCCAAAGGCCTTTTAATAATTTTGTTATCGCAATATTAGAATTGCAATATAGCGTAATCATATTTTAATGTCAACTCAATGTTAACTGGATCTTCTGTTGCCCAATCCATATCACCAAACGTTGCAGATGAAATAAATGCTCCTATCAAAGTCCATTCTTCAACCTTATCACCTACTGGTCCTAAAGTATTAAAAGTAATGTTCTTTTTATAAAAGTCACTATAACCATCACGTCCGGTTACAGACTCGTGGTGCAGACGTACCCATTCCATTACCGCTTGTGCTCCCGATGGAACAACTGGGTCATATAATGTTACGGTAACATCCTGCCAACGGCTTTTACCTTTTAACTTACGTTCTACGTTGATATGATCTAGAATCACTTCACCTTGGTCAATACTTGGACGACTTGCAGCCTTAATAAGGTATGCAGGAATTCCCTCAATGTACATAATGAAGCGGTTCGCCATTTTCGGCTCATACGCGGTATAAAATATTTCGCTTGGATCTAATAATTCTGCCATTTTCTTATCCTATTATTTCTTATAAATATTCTGTTTCGCTAAATCCTATTCAGGGAAACTTGCACCTGTTGGTAGAACATTGAAATCAACAATAATAAATTCAGCCGTTTTAGCAGGTTGAAGGAATATTTGACCTCTCATTTCATTTCTATCAATTACATCAGGAGTATTAGTTGTTTCATCCATTACTACTTTGAATGCATACAAACCTTGACGTTGTTGGATGTTATCAAAATAAGGATTAACAATGCTTAAGAATCTGTTTCTAGTAGCAGCTGTATTATTTTCAAATACTAAATACTTAGTACTAGAAGCAATAAACTTCTTAGCAGCAATCAATAAACGACGTACATTTACACGATCCAATGCAGATGATTTCTTTTGCAAAGTCTTTTGACCAAATACAACAACACCGCTATTAGGGAAAGTTGCAATTGGATTAACTGATGCATCATATAAAGTATCTCTATTAGCTAAAGTCAATTTACGTTCTGTTTGAATTGCAATATCAATACCACCACGATTTAAACCAGCTGGTGCAAACCATGGAGCAGCTACTCGGTCATTAAATGCATATACACCTGGAATCAAAGTTGAAGCAGGAACCCATACATTCTTTCCTAGATCTGCATCTGGAATTTTAACCCATGGCCAATAAACGGCAGCATAGTTACTATCACGTGTTCCGGCAGCGGTTGCAGCAGTTGAAAGTGCAGCTCCATATTCTACTGGATCATATACTAAGAAGCAATCACCACGGTCTTCAGCCATATTCAACGCTTCTGATATCACTACAGCATGATTAGTATAGTTATCAACTAGGCCTGGTAATACTAATAAGTTAATGTCATACTCATCTTGGTTCTTTAACAAACGAATTGCATCAATATAAGCATCTTTACCAGTATTACTTGTAGCTAAGTTATATCCCTGTGTATTAGTATTGCTAATTGTTTCAAAGAATGATTGAGGATGTTGAACTGTACCATCACTTCCGTTAGCAAATGTTCCCGAAACAGCCGCTGGAAGAGATGCAGATGCAGCATTAACACGTATATTTCCGTTAGTATCTAAATAATTCAATGTAGATTTTACAGAATCAACACGAACATAACTAGACTTATTAGGGAATGAACCAGACAATTGAAGGAATGGATCAGTTCCGCCACTATCACGTAAGGTATAAACTTGATCGCCAATCACTTTAGTAATAAAATTAGGTGAATTAGGATCTAAAGTCAAGTTATTAAATTGTTCTAAGATTGTTTTTCTACGAGATGTATCATCACCACGACGAATTGACAATGTAAAAGTACCTTTTGCATTATTAACGTTAGACACTTCCCAACGAATATTGTTAGCACTTCCACTTAATAAAATGTTATTAGTGCCTTCATCCGCCGCAAGTCCACGGCCTAATGTATTTGCTGCTGATGTTTGACCGCTATTTAATATAGCACCATCAGCTAAGGTAGTTAATCTAAATGAATATCCAGATCCAATTGATTGAGTAACGTAAGATGATGCAGGACTATAAGTTCCAGCTAAAATACGTACCACTGTTAATGTATCTGCATACTTTAAATATTCTTGCGCGGCATAGTTAGTTAAATATTTGTAACTTCCTTCAACTGCTCCAGATCCACTAGTAAATACTCCACCAAATTTTTGCACAAACTCTGAATAGCTTGTAACAGTAGTAGGAATACCAGCAGGTCCTTTAACAGTAGGTCCTATAATTGCAGCGCCAATTGCAGCAACTCCCGCAGGTAAATACGACTGATCTACTTCATTCGTAAATACTCCGGGAGATATAATTTTTTCGGCCATTAGTTTGCTCCTAATTTATTGTTAACACGTTTCATATAAATATCAAAGCAACTTGCCAAACACTATATTATTGTGCAGGATTCGGAATGAATTCTC